CCGCCTCAAGCCTGCGGACGCGCTCGTCATCGGCGGGCTCCAAGGGCCATTCCGGCGGCTTCATCCGGCACTCGGTGTTCGGCAGGCTCTGCAATGTGTATCCGAGTCTGCGGCTCTTCTCGCTGTTCGGGTCCTTGGCCGGCCCGGAGCGTACTCGTTTGCCTCCACTTGGCATGATGTTCACCTCTCGTCATGGCCTTGCGCCCTAGCGACAGATCGACGAGACCGCCCTCGCGGCGGCCCGCCAGCGATGTTTGAACCCTGCGCACCCGGCAGACAGCTCACCGGC